ATCTCAGCATGGCAATGGATTTAGGGAAACACATGGAGGATGCCCTGGTGTACCGTCCCAGGGAATTGAAGCGCCGACACGATGAAGTCAATGCAGAGATGGAGCTGCGACGGGAAGAAATCAAGCGGAAACGGGATGCAAGAGAAGCCGCATGGCAGGCACAGAAAATGAGGGATAAGTATCCGGGATATGAGGATATCCTTTCCGAGATCAGTGAGAAGTTTGAGTATCAGAATGACACCTATTGCATTGTGGTTCCCAGGGATTTTATGGAGATCACGGCAGAGGGCATGGCACTGCATCACTGCGTAGGCAATACAGAGAGGTATTTTGACCGGATAGTCAGCAGAGAGACCTATATCTGCTTCTTGAGGCAGCAGGAGTCTCCGGACAAGCCTTTTTACACGATCGAGGTGGAGCCGGGCGGTACAATCCGCCAGCACCGGGGAGCCTATGACGAAGAACCGGGCATAGAGGAGATCAAGCCGTTCCTCCGTGAGTGGCAGAAAGTAATCCGCAAGCGTATGAGCAAGCAGGATCATGAGTATGCGGCACAGAGCGAAATCCTGCGCCAAAAAAACATAGAAGAACTGAAGGCAAAAAATAATACTGTAGTCCTGAAAGGACTAGCGGAAGATCTGATGGAGGTAATCTGAATGTATTTTGTTGCAGACACAGAGAAAAGGCAATGTGAAATCAATGGGATAACAGTGAAGGAGCGCGGGGTGTATCTGTTCCGATTCCGGGCAGACGGAGATATAAAATGGGGACACGCAAGAGTGGACGAGATTAATGAGGACAAGATAGTGCTCCGGACGTGGCAAGGAGCACCTGCAATTACAGTATCTGTGGGTGATGTACTGGAAGTACACAGCGGAGAAGCACAAGTAGAAAAACTGGACGAAGATATCATGCGGAAATTAATACGAGGAGCGGTATATTCGGAGAACACCAAAAGGTTTTAAAAGGAGATAGGCAATGGAAAATATCATTTATCAAAAAACATACCAGGAATATAAACAGGAACTGGATGCAGTTCTCACCCGGACAGCAGAGGATTTTGTACAGATCGGCTATCTGCTCAAGGTGGCCAGAGATACAAATATATTGGCAGAGAGCGGATATGCAACCGTGACAGACTTTGCCAAGGCAGAATATGGCATAGATAAGACACAGGTAAGCCGCTTTATCAGTATCAATGACAGATTTTCTGAGGATGGCTACTCTGATCATCTGCTCACGAGCTACAAGGGATTTGGATACGCAAAACTTACATTGATGTTGCAGATCCCCGACGAGATCAACGAGGTACTTCCGCCTACGTTGTCCAAGGCAGAGATTCAGGACATAAAGGACGAGGTGGATGCTGAGAGCAAGGTCACGGATATTGAGGTGGAGATTGAGAAGGCAGAGGCAGCAGCCGTAACGGACAAGCCCATTCTTCCACCGGAGGGATCACCGCTGAAAAGAAACCTATGGCAGCTGGGTAAGGAACAGGAAGAGCTCTTCCGGAAGTTGTGGGAAATATGCAATAAGGGACAGTATCCGCATAGCGCATCAATTATGGATGCACTGATACCGCAGGGGGATGCGGTGTACACCGTCCGGATCCCGGGAGAGCGCAGGACACAGATCATTATAAATTCTGACGGTGCCACGGTAATCAACCTGAAGACGTTGGAGCGGAGTAAGTACATACCAGAGGACATCTGCCATGAAGTAGAAGAACTGCTTAATGGAGGCAGCAGTCCTGAGGAGCAGTACAAGATGCTATATTGCGAGAACATGACTCCGGAAGAACTGGGAGTTGCACCGGTGCAACCGGATGAGACCCCGAAAGAGAAGAAACTGGAAAAGCGTAAGGAATCCCGTGTGACCAAGGCAAACACCGAAAAGAAAAAGCCCAAGGAACCGGAAAAGAAGCCGGAGCAGATGACCATCCCGGGAGCCGCACCGGATCCGGCACCGGAAGAGCCGCAAACACAGGCAAATGACTCGTCTTCCGGGGAAACTGACGTGGATAATCAGAATACCGACACCATGGGATCGGAAGAGCAGGTACCTGGGCAGACCGACATCGAAAATGACTTTCCGCAATATTGCCCGGACGAGGGAGACCAGCGCACAGCTTACCGTCAGTCCATCCGTGGTAGCGTGGAGAACCTGGTACGATATGTCGAGATGGATCTGATCGTTGCCGCCAGACAGCAGCTGTCCGATATCGCTGGTTATCTGGACCGTCTGGAAGAACTCAGCAAAGGGGGCGGACAGGATGCCGAAGATGTCGAAACAGGCACGGGCGAGGGAGTTTAATGCCGCCTCCCGGCAAATCATCAAGGAGCGGGATCTGTACCAGTGCATCTTTTGCCGTATGGGATATCACATGGAGGACGTCACTTGGTACGGACAGCAGCTACAGAGCATCATGCATTACATACCAAGATCCCACGGCGGACTCGGGATCCCTCAGAATGGAGCCCTGGGCTGCCAGAGTCACCACGAAATGCTGGATAACGGCAACAAGGGCAGACGGGATGAGATGCTGCAGATGTTTAGGCAGTACCTGCAGGATCATTACCCGGACTGGTCGGAGGATGCCCTGACCTACAGCAAATGGAAATAATGTATATACAAATTTGTATATACAAAAATCGGAGGATATATGAAAGCAAAGACAGAAGTTATCTCACTCCGGCTGACACAGGAGGAAAAGCGCAGATTGGAATATAGTGCAGAAAAAATGGGAAAGAGCCAGTCATATATCCTGACCACAGCATTAAATGCATATTACAAATCTGTCCGGAAGAATCTGGACGGTGTAATAGAAGAATAGACCTTTTGGAGTGTACTCACAATCACTGTAAACATAGCCACGGGGCGGCCGCTGAGACCAAGAGGCAGCAGTCGTCCGGAAAGGAGACAACAATGCAGGAGTACAAAGAGTGTACCGGTGATATCCTGCCGGATCCAGTGCCGCGCATCCGCAATATACATATAGGTGACATAATCAAAACAGTACGTAAGGTAATTGAGGAGCCACTGGAAATTCGCGGACGTGGTCGGCATCAGGTCATAAGCGAGACAAGAGAATACGAGGTAACCGCGATTTACCCACATATGATTCAGACCCGCAACTGCAAGACAGGCTTTACGAGGTGTTTTTCCTACGGCGAACTCACAACGATGGGACTGGAATGGCAGGGAGAACAGAAATGAAGACGGTCGAAAAGAAAATTCTGCCCAAGTACTTCCGGGCAGTCCGGGAGGAAAAGAAGAACTTTGAATTGCGAAAAGATGAAGATGATGTACAGCCGGGAGATGTCCTGATCTTAATGGAGTGCGCAGGTGGAGAATATACTGGCCGGACAGAGGTGCGCCGGATCCGGTACGTGCTCCGGGATGTACCAGAGTATGGATTGATGCCAGGACACTGTATCATTGGATGGTAAAGGAGGATGCTATGAAAAATAAAAATGTGTGGTTTGCTTATGCAGCAGCCTGGATATCTACGGCAACAGCGGTGATATTTGCTATCAAATATACCGGATCAGCGTGGTGTTTAGTGGCACTGGTGCTGCCGGCAATGCAAAAGATAAGTATCAGAAATGATGAAGAGAATGGCAAATAACTTAGGAATGGAGGTAGAGAATATGAGCAAGACAGAGATCTGTCAGATGTGTGATAACTATTCGGTGCGCAACAAGTGTGATCAGAAGAAAGAATGTAAAATCATGAAAATGATCGATGAAAATGCAGCATTAAAAAAGCAGGTGAGGGAGCTTAAAAAGGAGCTTACGGATGCAAAGCTGAATATGTCGTACATGGTCAACCCAAATGCCATCGGTAACAGGAATGACATGGGATGGTAACTTAGGATTTAGCAAAGGAGCTGAATATGGGAAAAATTAAAGTGAGTGAAATTGAAATAATTGTCACTGGAAAAAAAGAAAAACCTTATTTTGAAATAAAATACAGAGAGGTAGGAAAACGGTATTACAATATTGGCTTCAGCTCATACAACCTGGATTATGTTTTCGATTGGAAAGAAAAGTGTTTCGAGGTGATTAAGCCAAAAAAGAATATCTTTAGAAAAGTGTTTAGGATTTAGTGGAGGTAAAACATGAGTGATGAAGAATTTGAAAAATTAGAAAAAAGTGCAAATATTTTGGAACAGAACGCAAGCCTTAAATGCAATTCAGATGTTCAAAAAGCACAGAATTTTTACAATGGATATCATCAAGGATTAGAGGATATGTTAAAGATTTTAAGAAGAAACTGAACATATTTTAGGATTTAGCGGAGGTAAAAAGTTGTGCAGCGGATGTATTTGTGATCACTGTGCGAACAGTGCAGAATGTTTTGATCATTGTCCTGGAGAGATGGACGAACCGTGCTTTACCTGTGATGAGTGTATCTACTATGACGGCAAAAGCGACAGACGTGTGATGTGGCGAGACGAATGTCCTAAGTACAAGATAACGGAGTACTGGGCAGCTCGACTTAGGCGAAAAATGAAAAACATTTAGAATTTAGTGAAGGAAGGGCATGAGTATAGATAACGGAGAAGTGAAGTATTATCAACCGAGATTTGCAAAATGGATTCAATCAGCGAAATGGGATAGCATTGCTGAGAGGTTATCTGAAACAAGTATGTCTCTTATTACACAGGTTATGAATGCAGAAAAAGATGGAGACTGTAGTTGGATTGTATGGTATGAATGTGATCATGTTCTCGAGAGCATAAGAAAAATTGCAAATCGGTTAAACTGAAATATTAGGATTTAGTGGAGGTATGAAATGTTAAAACCAAATTGTGAAGCAAAAGAATTTGAAAAGTACGGATTTAAGCGTTGTAAAGGAATAGCAAGAGAAAGCGATTGTTATTATTTGTGCGTTGCCAGAGGGTGCAAAATGCTTTTCGTAAGTAATCGTCTTTTTTGTGTTAATGATTGGAAAGACGATGATCCACGAATACATGAAAATCCAAATTGCAAATACAGAGATCATAGAGATGCACTGGATATTATATATGATTTGATTAAGGCTGATATGCTGGTTAAGTTAACTGAAATATCGGAAAAATCGTGTGACAAAAAGGAGATATGTATGGCGAGACCGAAGAAAAAATGTAAGAAGAACATCCGGAAGAACATCCGGGAGAATATCAGCATGGACCCGGAGCAGTATGAGAAACTGGTAGCTTACTGTCACCGGGAGGACAGACCTATCTCCTGGGCGATCCAGAAGGCATTGGACAATTATTTATCGGAGGTGGAATATGAGAAGAATACGACTTGTTAAGGTATACCGGAGAGCGTGGCAAGAACGTATGACAGCGTAGGAAACAGAGTAGACGAAGATTTCCGTTGTGCAGAATGCGGCATGGGAGTTGCCCGGGAATATGCCTGCTGTCCTTACTGCAAATGTGAACTTGACTGGGACAGGGTTATAAGTTCTTCTGATTGCGCATTTCGGAAATTGTTTGGTTGATTATTTGTGTAATTATGTGTAACGTTACACATCAAAACTGAAATTTAGTGAAGAAAGGAAGAAGAATATGGCTAAAGCAGTATTAGTGATGGATATGCCAGAATCGTGTGTTGAATGTAATTTAAACTATATGATACCGCTTGGGAGTAGGTTAAGATGTCATGCGTTTGCGCTAGGAAAAGCAATTGATTCTAATACACGTGAAAAGCCGAAATGGTGTCCACTCAGGGAGCTGCCGGAACGTGAAACAGAGATGACCGATGAGGACGATCTCGGTAGAGATTATGTCAGAGGAACGATGGACGGTTGGAACGCTTGTCTGGATGCGATAGATCTCAGATAAAACAAAATGTCATGCACCGGGACAAATTTACAGTAGAAAGGAGAAACATGATAATTCCAAGAGAAATAAGAGAAAAAATAGAACAGAGAAATCAGCTTGATGAAGAGATAGCTGATTGGTTCCAGGAGAATGTAGATACTGATGGATGCGATATAAAAAACGCTTATGTGGTTGATGAACCGAAAGGAGAAGAACAGATCGAAGAGGGGGAATATTGTAAACAGTCAATTTTGGGCGAGGACTGGTACATAGGACAGTATTATTGGAAGATGGACAATGGCAAGTATTTATGCATGGATTTTGAAATATAGCTTAAACAATATTTATGTAAGAAAAATACAAAAAAGTTTCAAAAAAATAAAAATTATTTTCAAAAATGCCTCCGTTGGCGGTTTTTCTTGACATATACAAGTGTAAGCAATAGTGCTTACTGATTGCATAATAAACGGAGGTAAACACTAATGAGTAGAGCAGATTATTACAGAAATGGAATGGAAGACCTGGATCCTAATTATGATGACAGCAATGCAGAAATGTATAGCTATGAGCAGGATGCGGATATCTGGGAAGACGAAATGGCAGAGGGAGTGCATATCGAAAATATACACATGTATGGAGACCCGCTCTGTAAGATACCCGTAAACATGTATGATTGCTATTACATCAAGAGGGTTGCCGGGAATATGTAGTACATAACGTATTACGGAAGAACTGGGAGTGTCGTACATATCTGTGCGGCATTCCCGGAAGGTCCCGGACAGTGAAAGGAGTGATAGAAAAAGGAAAAATGTTAAAAGTGTAATAAGTATCATAATACACAATTTGAAATTCCAGCTGCAGAAGGACTGCAATCGTTACATAAAAACAGCGGTAGACCATCCGACAAAAGATAGCATCTACCGCTCACTGCTTAAGGACATCATATCATAATGTGATACCTTAGGCAATACGAAAGAGGTGCGCATATGACTAAAAACGATTTAATCAACGACGTAGCCTATGAATTACGTGACAGCATGACCAGGGAACAGATTGACCGGATGAAGATTACGCTTTACGTAAAATTACAGGACTTTGAGCTGGAAGAGATCAAACAGCTACCCATGACTATAGAGCATGACAATGAGTGGTTAATGCAAAGGTATTGTGTAGACGGCGTGGCAGCAGGACTCCATGCAGGGACAATACGAAGCTATATTGGGATAATAAAGAAATTCTTTGAATTTGTGAATAAGAATTATAAATATGTGACAGCGCAGGATATTACAGATTATCTTGCTATTAGATCCTATCGTGATCACATCAGCCACAATTATAAATCCACAATATACCGGTACTTATGCACATTCTTTTCCTGGGCATTTAAAAAGAGGCATATCCAGGATAATATCATTGATGGCGTTGATCGTGTTAAGCAGGTGAAAAAGAAAAAGGTGCGCCTGACGGATGAAGAGGTTGAAACTATCCGCTATGCATTGCAGACACCAAAAGAAAAAGCACTTTTTGAACTGATGATCTGTACCGGCATGAGAGTTGGCGAGATCTCCGCTTTGAATGTGTCAGATATTGATTTAGTACACAAGCAGGTATCAATCTATGCCGAGAAGACAGATACCTACCGCACCGGAATGCTCACACCGGTAGCTGTGATGGCACTTAGGAATTATATCGGGGACAGACCCGGAACGGATCCGTTATTTTTGGCAGACAGAGCACCGTATAACCGGATGCGCACCTACGGAATCGAAAAGCTGGCAAAGGAGATGACAGTCAGGGGAGGAGTAACCAGGATCACAGCCACGGTGCATGTGTATCGTAAGACATTTGCAAGTGTACTGTATCGCAAGACTGGGGATGTACTGTTGGTGAGTAAGCTGTTAGGTCATGCAAAGCCTGATATGACAGTACAGTATTACTTAATTGATGATATTGAAGAAATGCAGCACAAGTATAACAGAGTAGCATAGCAACAGCACCGGAAAGGAGAAAGCATCGATGCAAAGAATTAACAGAGCAAGCTGGAGGATCATTGAGACAATATTATTACGGTATCCTCAGCGTAAGAAAGAATACGAGGAGTACATATCAGATATCATGGCATCACCGACGGGAGGCAGCAGTCGTCCGTCGGATCCTGCCAAGGAAAGAGATAAGGCACAGTCTGTCACAGAGGCAAAAGCCCTGAAGATGACATCCGTATACCATGAACGGATCAAGAAAGAGATTGAGGCAGTGGAATTTGTATATAATTCTCTTCGACCAGAAGAACAGAAGGTAATAAGAATCAGGTACTGGAGTAAAGGTCTCAGAGCACCGATTCCCTACCTAAAAATCGGTGGTGCCTCGTACAGTGAGAGACAAATGAAGAGGATAGTTTTTAAGACTATAGAACAGATTGGAAGGTATATTGGGGAGTTAAAGTAAAAGATGGCATGATTTCGCATGTCAAATGTGATAATATAGTATCGTGATAAATTAGTGACAGGGCAATGCAGATAGCTGCGTTGCCTTTTTTCGTGGAGTTGCACCGGTGCAACTTTAGAGAGATGGTGAGCAGATGGCAAAAGGCAAATATAAATATTGGCTGACACCGGAAGGCTTACTAAAGCTGGAAGGATGGACAAGGGATGGACTAACAGAAGAGCAGATCGCTGGTAATATGGGAATCTCCAGGTCTACATTAAATGAATGGAAAAAATTGTATCCGGACATTTCGGACACCCTAAAAAGGGGAAAGGAAGTTGTGGACCTGCAAGTAGAAAATGCGCTCTTGAAAAGGGCACTGGGATATCGGTATACAGAAGACAAATATGTAAGCGTTCCGATGGAGCAGGAAGAATATAGTCAAAAGCTATTTGAATATATGAATCGCTACAAACTGGAGCATCCGGAGGCAACAGATGATGAGCTGATGCTTGTAAGAGAGAAGTTTCCCAAAACAAAAGAAATGCTTGTGGAACGAAAAGTAAAAGAAGTAGAGCCGGATACCACAGCCCAGATATTCTGGTTGAAGAACCGAAAACCGGATAAATGGAGAGATAAACAGGATGTCCAGATCTCCGGAGAACTCAAGTCCGAACAGAGTAAACTGGATGACCTGATCAGACAGATGCGTGGTGATGGGTAATGAGCGCAAGTAAACTCCTGCTGTCAGAGAAATACAAAGCATTCCTGAAATGCGATGCTCCGGTGGAATTTCTGGAAGGAACCACGGCGGCAGGTAAAACGACGGTAGGAATCTTCAAGTTTATGCTTAAGGTAGCAGAAAGCCCCAAGAAGCTTCACATCATTGCTGCGGATGACACCGGAACTGCTGAGAAGAACATCATCAACAAAGACCTTGGTATACTGGATGATTTTGGCATTCTGGTGGAATATAACGGCAGTGGAACCAAAGACGATAAGATTCCACATCTGATTCTGCATACTGGCAGGGGAGATAAAGTCATTTATGTGCTGGGCTACGGTAATAAGAAAAAGTGGAAGAAGGCCCTGGGAGGACAATATGGCTGTCTGTACATAGATGAAGTAAATACCGCAGACATAGATTTTGTCAGAGAAGCATCCATGCGATGTGATTATCTGATGGCAACACTAAACCCAGACGATCCGGGACTGCCGGTGTACAAAGAATATATCAACTGTGCACGTCCTCTTCCGGAATGGAAGGATGAGACACCACAGGAAATCATAGAGGAACTGAAAGAAGAGCCAAAGGACGGATGGATCCATTGGTTCTTTTCTTTTAAAGACAATGCAGGCCTTCCACCGGATAAACTGCAGATGATCCTGCAAAACACACCGAAGGGAACAAAGATCTGGAAAAATAAGATCCAGGGTCTCCGCGGAAAAGCGACAGGGTTGGTATTCTCCAACTTTGTCAGAAAGAAACATGTTGTTACTGCTGCATGGGTGAAGAAACAGATTGCAGATGGGAAGATCCGTTTCAGGAAGTTTACGGCCGGACTGGATACATCATATTCCTCAAAATCTCCGGATACCATTGCAATGATCTTCCAGGGCATTACGGATGACCGCAAGCTGATCACACTGGCTGAAATGGTGTATAGCAATGCTGATCTCAGTGTGCCGTTGGCACCATCTGACACAACGGTAAAGTTTATAGCTTTTCTGGATAGATGCAGATCGGAATGGGGATTTGCAAAAGAATCCTTTGTTGACTGCGCGGATGCGGCGACAATAACAGAACTTCGGAAGTATAAGCGCCTGCATGGGTGCCTTTACAATTTCATTGAGTCCTACAAAAAGGTAACAATACTGGATCGTATCAATTTACAGCTGGGATGGATCCAGCAGGACTGCTATCTGGTAGTTGAGGATTGCACAAACCATATCTCAGAATTGGAACGCTATTCATGGGACGAGGAAGAGGATGTCCCGGTACCGGAGGATAAGAACGACCATACGATCAATGCAAACCAGTACGGATGGATTCCATACCGGAATATGATCGGATTCGAGGAGGATAAACAGAGGTGAACCTGATGGAAAAGATAAATGAGAATATCAAAAGAGGCATACGGAGCTGGCTGAATGTTTCTCAGGCGAATCCGTATGTGTTCAATATCAATGAGATGATGGATTTCGAGGGGAATGCGATCCGAAACCGCATCTGGTATCGAGGTGACAGCAACGAACTGGAGCAGTTCTATGAGCAGAACGCAGAATATGCAGATAAATATAAATTCTGGTCCAGCAAGAGCACACCGGGGCTGGAAATGCGCAAGATCCACACAGGCCTTCCGGCGCTTACGGTGAGAACTCTGGCAGCAGTAGTCCTTCCGGATATGGGGGAATTTGAATTTTCCTCAGAGAACGAAAAACAGAAACAGATATGGAAAGACATTGCAAAGCCTGAGAATAATAACTTTGCCGACAAGGTAGAGGATGCAATCAAAGAGGCGCTGTATATCGGAGATGGGGCTTTTAAAGTGTCCATTGATACAGAGGTCAGTGAATATCCGATTTTAGAATGGTATGCTGGGGATCGTGTCGAAATCATCCGGAAAAAGGATAAGGTCAGGGAAGTGATATTTAAGACACCATACAGCGGAGGTGGCAAGACATATGTGCTCAATGAGATATATGGATATGGGTATGTAAATAACGAGCTTTATCTGGACAACAGAAAGGTACCGCTGACTACATTACAGATCACCAGCTCACTGGAAAATGTGACCTTTGATAAAAGCGTTATGCTGGCGGTGCCTATGATGTTCTACAAGTCGGCAAAATATGAAGGACGAGGTGGAAGCATCTTTGACGGAAAGGTGGACAGCTATGATGCGCTGGATGAAGTATGGAGCCAGTGGATGGATGCGCTGAGAGCAGGAAGAGCCAAAACATATATTCCGGACTGTCTGGTCCCGAGGAATCCGGAAACAGGAGCTGCGATAACACCGAATCCGTTCGATAACAGATATTTTGCAGCAGAAGGAGACCAGCGCGAAGGGCAGAAAAACGTAATCAGTACAGACCAGCCGAGCATTCCTCATGACAGCTACCAGGCTTCCTACTGTACGGCTCTGGACCTTTGCCTGCAGGGGATCATCAGTCCTTCTACACTGGGGATTGATGTAAAAAAACTGGATAATGCAGAAGCGCAGCGTGAAAAGGAAAAAACAACGCTGTACACAAGAAATATTATCGTGGAAACTCTTCAGACAGTATTGCCGCAGGTAGTATCCATGTGTATCAACGCATATCACCTGATGAAGAATGAGGCAGTGGAAAGTGTAGAGGTAAATCTCCCATTTGGAGAATATGCCAATCCTTCATTTGAATCGCAGGTGGAAACAGTCGGTAAGGCAAAGCAGAGCGGAATCATGAGCATTGAGCGCTGTGTGGAGGAACTATACGGTGACAGTCTGGACGATGATTGCAAACGAGAAGAAATCGCAAGGCTCAAGGCAGAGCAGGGGATTCAGAACATTCCGGAGCCGGAGATCAGAACGGATGCAGGAGAATTCAGGATAAACGGATTTACTGGAGGTAGTGATGGAAGTAAAGGTAGCGAAAAAAACATACCGGATGAACCGGGAGGAGTACCAGGGGCTTCTGAAGGTGGCCAGTGAGCAGGTTCCGAAAGGAATCTATGCAGTGGAAAAAGGTAATTATGCGGAACTTCGCTGTGATCATTGTACCAGCGTCACGCAGATCAAGACATTGACCAGACAGTTCAGAAGCCAGGGATTCAAGGTATATGCAAACGGCAGGTGATTAGATGCCTAAGATAAATTCAGAATATGACATTGGAGCAGCATTCGAAGCTGTTGAGAATGAACTCATTGCTTCCATGATCCGGAACATGCGAAGACATAAGATTGAGGAAATCGATGAGGACAAGCAATGGTCCATGTGGCAGACAGAGCAGCTCCGGGCACTGGAAAAGTACAGAAAAGAGAATCAGGAGCGGTTCGGTGCGAAATTCAAGGATATCAATAATCGAATCGAAGCACTGATAAGTACTGCTAGGGATGAAGGAGATATGGATCAGGAGATAGCCATACTGGAGGCTATAAAAAAAGGCTTCCCGGCAAGAAGAGTAAGTCCGGGAGCATCGGCGGCATTCTTCCGGTTGAACCAGAGGAAGCTGGAGGCGCTGATCCGGGTGACCAC